GCTCAAACTCAGCGAAAGAAAAGTCATCAAGCGAGTCTTCGTTCGATTCGAAGTCTACAGGAGGAAGGTTATTCTTTCTCTGTTCTATAAGCTTAGACTGTGTAGTAGCCTGCTTTAGTATTCTGTCGTCCTTAGCCTTCTCCTTCATCTCATCCTTCATTGTTATTGCCTGAGCTTCAACGCCTTTCAACTGCATGTTCATCTGGAACTCTACATTCATAAGTTGAACCTTCAACTGAGCCTCAGACTTCATCTTCTCAATCTCATAACCCACCTCTGCTTGCTTGATCTGAACCTTAGACTGTGTCTCTGCTTGTATCTGTTGCAACGCGTTCTGAGCTGCCATCTGTTGTGACTGAGCTTGTATTTGAGCTTGCATCTGTTGAGTCTGCATCGCTGACTGTTGATCCTGCTCTTGTTTCTTTCTTCTCTTAAGCTTCAGTAACTGATTGGCCAATTTGATATTATTTATCTCTCTGATGTCTATTGCGTCCTCAAGAGTTATCGCATCTCTAGACAGAGCCACCTGAATGTTTTGCTCAAGCTTAGCTTTTTCTTCCTCGTCTGGAGACATCTCTATAAATATACCGAAGTCGTATATGTATATCTCCTTGATCTCGTCAAGAAGACTCACATTATACTTCCCTATCTGCATAGCAAATGTTTCTGCAAAGTCAGAGTACTCTAATATGTCGGCAACTCTATAAGATATCGCCTCAGACAATCCTTTAGAGATACTTAAACTACCATCCAATATATGTCTTGTCGCTGTGTTTGAATTTGCAGCAGCAAGTTTTTGAAGACCTACTAAAGAGTTAGGATCTGGCATGCTGCCGTCCCTTGCCTCGTTAAGCCCTGTAACATCTCTAATCATGCTCAGATAGTGGTTATAACTTCCTATCAAAGAAGCTATCTTACCCTGTCCACTATTTGAATTTAGCTCCTGAATAGGAACCCTAGCGTTATTAAACTCTCCATCCTGAGTGTAGCTTCTCCCGATTACACTACCAGTCTGGAAGTATAGTCTAAGAGCGTCCTCTGGATTGTATGCTGCTCCATTACCTAAGTCTACTTCGTTAAGTCCGTCGGCATCAATAAATACACCGTCTGGCACGACCTTGGCAATAACTTGTTGCAGTTTAAGGTGTGTCATCTGAATAAGATCGGCAAAAGGAATCATACGTCTAACTAAAGACTCAATGTTACCCTTATACATCCTTGGCGCCACAGCTACGTAGTTAGGAAGTGCGTGCTGAGATGAAGACTTTGGTCTGACCATATTCTTCGAAAGCTCCCACTTCAGAATAATATTTGTACCCATGACCATCACGCCATCATACCAAACATCAATAGTCTTCTCTATCTTTTCGAACTTACCATCCTCCATCATCTCTGTAGGAGGGTTAAACGTATCGTCCTTTTGAATTATTCTAACACCGCCAGTGTCCAAGATCTTTTTCTTGTAAACAAACTTCTTAGTGGTCTTGTAGTTTACATATAATAACGTGGCAGAGTCTCTACTAAACAAGCTGTTCTGATAGAACTGTGCATTATTGTAGTAGTTATACCACGACTGACTGTACTTAGATATCTCCTCAAGCTGCTCGTTTGTAAGTGTAGGGTCGATCTTAAGAAGCTCTGTTATAGCTACGGTCTTGATCTCTCCCCAGTAGAAACAATCTCTAAAGTGAGGATCCTCTGTGTAGCTATACACTACATTAGCTGGGTCAACGTAATCGATCTGAATGCCGCTGCCTGGTAGGAACTGATGTTTAACCATTCCTATACCTAACGTAGTAAGGTCGTAGTCAACCCTGCTTCTTATATCCGAATATTTGTTATCTTCTAAGATTGTATTGATAGCTGTCTCCTCAGCGATCTCTATCGCTGGCTTGTAGTTTATCTGCATGAATAGATTCAACTCCTCGGAGTCCTGCGGCAGCTGGTCTGGATTTGTATCAAATGCGTCTATACCGAAGCTGTCCTTTATCTGATTCAAAATATCCTTAGAGGTCATATCGGCCTCTATCATATCTTGATACTTACTTCTTCTCTCTGCAGATACTGCGTCTTGAGCGTATGCCTTAACTCTGAATAGTCTGTCTGACATACCGTTAACAACGATATCTACAAACTTAGGTATTATAGGGATAGGTGTCCAGTCTAAATTTAAGTGAGAAAGGTCGCCATCGACAGACATCTCGTTCTTGTACTTAGCAACCGACTGTTCTCCTCTTGCGTATAATCTAAGACGATGGAAATCACCCCATTGATTATAAAACTTGCAATTTCCGCTATCTCTTTTGAACCACTCGTAAGAAACCGCTTGCATAATCTGGAGACCATATTCGTAAGTTGATTTCTCTGCATCTGAAGCAAACTGACTAGGAAATCCAACAGGATTAATGTTAATGGTTACATCCTTCATTTATTTTATTATTTCGCTATATCTTCCGTTGTTATTATATCTTGCAAATTTAATACTTATTTTTGAATCTTTTTTAACTGCTTGAAACGTGGATCTTTGTGTGGCCATTATAGCCAGACCAGAACTTATCGCGGCATCAAACTTAGTCCTGTCATTTATATCGAACTTAGCCCAATCCTCTAGAGTCTTTGTGAAATACATCGACCCCATCTCGTCTGGATCTCTATACGTACCCTCTAAATCTAACCCCACATACTTTTCTATGTATGACTCAATTCCAGAAGCGTGAGCATGCTTAACGTCTTCAGATGAGTTAGGTATCCCCCCAAGCTCTTTCTCTGTCTTAGAAAGCTTGTGAGATGGCTTGTCTGGTCTGTTCAACGAGAAACCTCTATAGCCTCTTGTCTTAAAGTGATACAAGAGCCTCTGCTTGTTGTTTTCTATAAGCACTGGCATACCATAAAACACACACGCCATAAGAACATCCTCGAAGAATATCTCTGCCGTCTGCGGCCTTGCTATGTACTCAAGAAAGAACTCGTTGCTAGGAGCGTTGTCCATATTAAATTTAGTAAGTCCGTGAAGAGCACCCTTAGATCCTCCACCACCAACTGTTCCAGATATATCATAGGGGTCACAACCAAATGCTCCGATGTGCTCGTTCCCTGGATACTTTAACCCATTCCTTGTTACTACATTATTCATCAGCTGGTTAGATGGTATCCAAGACACTAAGAAACGTCCTCTGACATCTGGAGTCCAGACAACTGTCGTGTCCTCTCTCCCGTCCTTCCAGTGAAATGAACCCCTTGTAAGGACCCTATCTTTTATTAGTGAGTCGTTGTAGTCTATCTGCTGATAGATCTTTGTAAGGTTGAATATAGATGACTTACTCTCGTCTCTAAATGCGTGGCTCTCTGTCCTTGGAAACTGACGATAGAACTCGTTCAGTGCGTCTGGATCGTTCTTAAGAGAGTCGACCTCATTTTCCCAGAAGTCAATGGCCCCTATCTTTATAGGCCTTCCATCTACGCCTTCAACTGGAGACTCTGGTGTTGTAAACACTGGCATGCCATACCTGTCAATATAACCTTCGAAGTTCCACTCCATAGGTATAAACAGAGCGTATAGCCCAGTCTTTGTTTGTCCGTTTGCGTTTCTTGTCCCTATCTTAGAGTCCTCGTATAGTTTCTTAAAGTTTCCACCACCCTTCTCAAGGGCATTTACCGTGGACCCCATAAGGCACTTCCCTATAATCTTGCTACCCAAACGCAGACACGTCTTTCTAACGCGCCAACCGTTTAGTATGTTGTTAGGCTTCTCCAACTTACCAGACTCGTCCTCGATAAGCAACCTAAGCTTCTCACCGTCATAGGAGTTGTCCGATGTGTTACTCCAGTCGATAGAGGTGTCCAACCCTTCTAGATTGGAGTTGTCGCTCTCGTACATATTCTTCTTAGTGATCTTAGCGGCAGGAACCCTATAGGCAAGCTCTGTCTTTGGCTTGTCCATACCGTCCATAATAGGCTTGAAGAAGAAAGGGTAAACATCGCCTTAGCGTCCCCTCCAGTCTTTGAGCATATACCTATCCTTGCATTCTTTGCAAGTGTAGCCACATTGACTGACTCTGAAGATGCCATGAACGAGAACCCAGAACGTCTAATCTTTAGGTATGTCATCCCAAAACATCTATCATCTGCCTTGCACGCCTCCCAGAAGATAAAGAAGATCCTATTGGCCTCTCGAAAGTCTGGGTGGCCGACATCGATCCTTGTCCACTGTAGGTACATATAATGACTTCCAGTTATATAGGTCGGTACTCCGTTGTTCATGAAGAACATGCCCTCGTCTCGCCTTACAAACTCGTTCTCTATATAATCTACCCACTTAGCCTTGAAGTCTTTCTGCATCGTGTGCCACTGGAATATAGACTTTATATTGTTAAGTTCCTTTGGATAGTCAGTAGCCTCCCAGTACTGAAGCTCTTTCTTTTCGTCCCTTTTATATACAGTATTTGAGACAAGAGGAAGTGCGACATTTAGACCGTTTATATTATATATCTCACCAATGGTTCCGTCCTTAGATATCACAACGATATCGTACTTGTCATTGTATCCGTACTCCCAAGACTTTTTATTATTTCCGCTGGTGATAATGCCAGGCGGAATTAAGCCGTGTACTACGTTACTTAGACCTTCCCTCTGCGAATCCTTTGATTGTAGGTTCTTTTGTTTTTGACTCTCCATTGATTAACTCCTTCTCTAGTTCGATTCGATTAAGTATTTGAAAGGCGTCCTCTATTGCCAAGCGTTTTGTAGCAGCAGCGTTCTTTAATTTGTCAGCTGTAAGGTCCGTTTCGTCTCCAGTGATAATCTTATCCTCTGCGACCTTTATAAG